TTCTCTTCATTATTATCTTGCATATTAAAATCTCCTTTAGAAACATTGGAAACATACTGTTCATTAATTAAGAATGCTTTACTGGAATCAAGAATAATACTTCTTGGATTAGCTGGTTTTGACACTAAACCCTTGCCAGAAAATGAAATATCTCTTAATGATCTACCAATTTTGTAACCGTCATATTCTCCAGTACCGCCATACGCTCTTAAATGTTTTGTTAAAAATGCCGAATCTTCATTTCTAGCAACCACTTTAGACTGACCTTTTGGATCAATAATGGCATAATCAAAACCAGAAAATAAACATTCCATTGAAACAAACCATTTGCCTTGATCTATTTCTGATATGATTTTTTGCATTCTCTCCCGATTATCTGGATTGCTCCAACTATTATACAAAACAGCTTCTGTTATAATATCAAACTCTGAAGGAACATTATCATCGCTTGCTTCTATTTTGTCGCCGTTCCTATCAACAACATAACTTCCAGTAATATGGCCGATTATATCGTTCTCATTGTGCATGAAGTTAAATTGTTTATCTTCTGGTGTATTTCTAGCTGCCCAAGTTTGAGCATTAGAAAATACGTCATCATTTTTATTCCATCCAGTTGATACTAGTACCGATTTAATATAATGTAGATCTATTTGATTTGGGTTGCTTGATGCTTTAATTTTGTTTATTACTTCGCAGTTTGGCATATCATCAGTTAATACAGCTTGAGAACAGTACGCGATGGAATTATCCTTGCGCACGATCTCTGAAATACCGTCTATAATTTCTGATTTATATATTTGCATTATATAGTATACCTTTCAAGAATATAATACACTAAATGAAATAAAAGTTTAAACTAGGGTGTTTTCTTCGATAAATAACCCAATAATATTCCTACGATAGTTATCAATAGTCATATTATCTATACTTACAGAGCGGTCTTGTAATAGGTTTTTAAATTCTTGAGGAGTAGTCTTTTTTGAGGATAAAATGGAGTGTATAGCCGATGCCGTCACATCTTCTAATATCGGTAAATTTGTTAAAACGTCTATCTTAAGTTGCTCTAGATCGCTAGCCTCTGCCTTAGTTAATTGTCTTAAATTTTTCTTATTGTTGCAATTCAAGAATGCGTCATTAAGCACTTCTGATATATTATCCCAAGCCGCTTCTGTCCAAACTAATAGTTCGGCAACTCCCGGTTTTGATTTTGGGTTTGCAACTCTTTGCTTGCGAGGACCAGAGTCTTTTGATAATGGCGGTCTTCCATTAGGATTTGGTACTTTGGGAGATGAGGGTGATCCGCCGCCACCGAATGGGCTTCCCTTTGGTTGTAATAATATATCGGTCGGTACGCTACTTTTTAAGCCGACATCTTTTGGTAAAAGTTTACCTGTTTGTAATCCAATCTTCTCAAGATCGTTTTCGTGTTGAGGGTTATGGTATGGTGATGCTTTATTTGGAATAACATTATTATTACGATCTTCAACTTCTCTTTGTATTCTAATTTTTTCAATCTGTGGTATCTCTTTAAATCTTTGAAGTAGAGTTTCTTGACTAATTAAGTCTCTATCAGCTAATTGAATTAATAGATTCTTCTCGGTTGCCTCATCTGATAAACTCATATGATCATACTGAATGAAAGCCTTGTTTCTGAAACCCATAGCTTGACGAACAATCTCAATTTCTTTTTCCCAGAACTTAGTTAAAAGATCTCTTCCGTATTGAAGTCTTTCTACTAAAGTTTTTAGCGAAATAAAATTATTGGTAAAACCACCACCGTTTGTAGCCATTCCTGTTAGAGTTGGTGGAACACCAAGACCAGCGTAAATACTATTAAGTACTGCTGTGTATTTTTCTGAACCCAAGAATTTATAAACTTCGCTATTAGATTCTTTAAATGATAACTCTGGACCCCAAACTAGTTCCATTGTTCCACCGCCAACATTACTAGCTAAAATATCTCTTAGCTTGTTGATTGCAGCTTTGTTTGGTAAAATCTTATGCTCAAGGCTACCAAGTGTCCATAAGCGAATGTTTGAAATAGCACCATCAAGAGCAGATAGGTCAGCCAATCTCATTTTTTCTAACATGATAATATCATCTAGAATAGCATAAATCATGGGATTAGCCCACTGCAACCAATCGTCTTTCTTGTAATGTGATATACTAAGCCTACTTGGGTCTAGTGGTATACGCTTTTCTTTATTGAGTAATGCTTTCTTAATATTAGCCGGTAAAGTATTCAACACATCTGTTGGAATATCTCCATCGACAAATCTATCAAAAAATGAACCAGCACTTAAGCTATAGTTATATTGACCTAAGAATAGTGATAGATCTCCATCTTTCATTTCAACAGTTAAGGGATTAAAGAAGTTATATCTCCAAGGAATCAAATTTTCCTTCATGTTTGGAACTTCAACTTTAATGTCGGAAGCTAAGGACTTCATATACTTAGTTAATTCTGGAGTTAACTTAGCATAGCTTCTATAAGCAATAACGTTTCCAGCTTTGTAAAGATTGTTTAAAAATCTTTCTGACCTTTCTTTACCGTTAACGCTTCTAAACCATTGCTGATAAAATTTTTCAACACTTTTATTTTGATGAACAATATTGATTCCTTGGCAACCAAAATCGCCCATAAGATCGATAATATTTCTAATAATACCAACCTTGTCATAGGCATCCATGCACATTTTAATAATGCGCCTCTGTTGAGATGGAACCTGTTCGTTTGGTCGAAAGGCATGATAATCTAATTGACTATATCCGGGTCTTACTGACTTATTTGGCTCAATATCGATAAAGTGTCGATATGCTGTACTGGCTGTAGATTTACTAAGACCAGTGTATGAATCGACGCTTTCTGAAAACTTCGATAGAGCTTCTGCTTTGCCAGTGCCGTCATCTGACCAAGTAATCATGTCTTTATTATCCATTTTAGCCCTCAATTAGATTGTAATTGGATTACCAATATTTAATACACATCTTTCATATTCTCAGAAAACCAGCTAGGTCCGGTGTATAGTTTTTCGTTCTCATACTTGGTCGTACCAGATCTACCAGTAGCAAATCCACCGTAGAAATTGTATGCTTCTTGTTCTGGTGTTCTTTGTAGAACTCTCGCTGCCATATTTGCCATTAAAAGCGCAGAATATCGGTCCTTTCTCATCTTGCTCTTTTTGCCAGTTCCTACGATAACTTCTGGAGTGTCCCAGCGATCTCGACCGCTATTGGTCTGAGTCATTTGAATCATAGAAAGTTCATCTTTTAATTCTTCGATATCCATAACGCACTCTTCTAAAGTGTCGAACATTCTGTGTTTTACAGAGTCCTCTGAACTAGACAATCCAATTGAAATCGAATCAAAAAATGGAAATACTAATACTTTATCTTCGAAGTCTTTTCTCATGCCGTGATTAGCTTCTGCTAGCCATTCGTACCTAGCAAATTGACATGCTTCTATAATGTGTAGTCCTCTTTCTCCATCTGAGTCTTTTGGTTTATCGTCATCAATAGTGGGCCATATTGGCAATTCTCCAGTTTTAATCTTATCATGATCATGAAGAGATTCTATAATAGCTATACCACCGCCCTGTGCGTCGATAGCTATATGAATACAGGGATATAGCGCCATTAAGTCCCTTATCTTCCTTGCGCAATAAGAATAAAAATCACTTTCTGTGGAATATCCCTTCTTGACTTTTTCTTTATGTTCAGACCTAGTAGTAGTCCAGCAATGAACAATACGCCTATGATCTGGATTAACTTCTAGCACTACAATACTAAAGTTGTCTACTTCAGAAGCTGGGTCAACGCCAAATATATATCTTTTATTTGGATCGCCAATTAAGCTAGCTTCAAAATGAATATCACTTCCCTTACTATCCTTTATAGGGTTAGATTGAGAAATAACACACGATTCAATTAATGATCGTTTAAAAAATCCTTGGCTATCTCTTGTGAAACATGCACCATATTCCATTTGATAAATACCAGTATGAACCGTAGCTTTTGATCTTGCTACTTGGTCAGCATCCATGAAACCTTTTGGTAATAACTCGTAAGGCATACGAATGATTGAATATTGTGTCCAATCAAAACTATCTGGATAGTCTTCGCCGCCGAACACTTCTCTTAACTTAGCTGGATTTCCTTGACTCTTAATAATTGCTTTCCATTTTTTCCAATACGTAGCAAAATGATTAAAGTCATAATAAGCTGTTCCAGATAATACGATCTGATTATCTTTAGACTGCGTAGAAGAACTATTATCGTCTTCTATAATTATTCCTAGCTCTTCAGCTTTTTGCTTTGCAGCAAGTCGTTTAACATTCGCCACTGGATCAGCACTAACTGCGGCGAAACCAGCAACAACATTTTCAAAAATATCTCTAGGAATAGAAGCAAACTCATCGCTGATAATATCATTGGCTCTTTGACCTCTAATTTTTTGACCATCACCCAGTGGTAGACAGGTAATAGTGCTTTCGTTTAGTCTCATAACACAACGATCAGTATCTCGTCGTGGACCACTATCAGAGTCGCATA